GTGGCCTCGTCCACGTAAGCCGATAGGCGAGGCATCTAGGTCAGGGGCTTAGATAGAAAACGACTTAAATTTTAGTAGAGGGTTTCTCCTGTTTTGATTCTGCTAAAAATTTTTGTGGTGATTTATCTTAGCTCTCGCTATGGCACGTTCCCGTCCGTGTGACCTAAAGGCGGGACTTTTAGGAGATTGTATGGAGTTAAAAAAATTAGCAGACTTTGAGGATGAAGTAGATTTTGTGAACTATATGTTTGAACTATTCATTGTGTCTCAACGATATGACAAGACAGTAGAAGAACTAAATGATCTCGACGTTGCCAAATGTAAACGTGAACTGAAGAAGAGAGGCATGAGGTTTAACTGGTTATGAAAGTAGTACAGAACAAGGCGTTGTTATTAAAGTTAAGGGAGCCTGAAAAAGTGATTAGTGTAATACCAAGAAGTAAGTTGTTATCAGATAACAAAGTGTTAGTTAAGTGGGGGATTGAAGAAGCTCACGTACTTAAAAACCTCAACATCAAAGCCCCATCCCCTATAGAAAGTGACTACAAGTGGACAGGTAAACTCACTCCGTTCCAACATCAAAAGACCACAGCATCATTCTTGACTCTAAACAGACGTGCTTTTTGTTTCAACGAGCAAGGCACTGGTAAGACCGCATCTGCTATTTGGGCTGCTGATTATCTGATGAACAAAGGTTTAATCAACAGAGTGTTAGTCATATGCCCCTTGTCTATTATGGATAGCGCATGGCGCGATGACTTATTTAAGTTTGCTATGCACCGCACCGTGGATGTGGCATATGGTAGCTCTACGCAACGCCGAAAGATAATCGAGAGTGGTGCAGAGTTTGTAGTAATAAATTATGACGGTGTTGAGATAGTCGCTGACGACATAGCTAACGGTGGGTTCGATCTTATTATTGTGGATGAAGCTACACACTATAAGAATGTTCAGACTAAACGGTGGAAGACCCTTAATAAACTTGTGACAAACAGCACATGGTTATGGATGCTAACAGGTACTCCTGCTGCACAATCACCGCTCGATGCCTACGGCCTAGCCAAACTATCTAACCCTAAATCTGTACCACGATTCTTCGGCACTTTCCGCGATCAGGTGATGTATAAGATTACTAACTTCAAGTGGATTCCAAAAGAAGGAGCCACAGAAACAGTATTTAATGCGCTACAACCAGCCATACGATTTACTAAAGATCAGTGTCTTGATCTACCGCCGATGATCTACACCAAACGAGAGACGGAGCTAACTCGGCAACAGAAGAAATACTACAAAGAACTCAAAGACAAGATGATTATGCAAGCTGCAGGAGAGCAGATCACTGCTGCCAACGCTGCTGTTAACATGAATAAACTACTACAAATTTCGGCGGGTGCTATATATACCGACGATGGTGACTCGTTAGAGTTTGATATCAAGTACCGATACAAAGTTTTGCGTGAAGTCATTGACGAGACCGATAAGAAAGTTTTAGTCTTTGTACCCTTTCGTCACGTTATTGACGTGCTGAAAGAAAAATTAGAAGCAGATAAGATAGCAACGGAAATGATCAGGGGTGATGTACCCCCGATGCAAAGAACGGATATCTTCAAAAGGTTTCAAGAAGAAGATAATCCAAGGGTGCTTGTGATTCAGCCAAAGGCTGCTGCACATGGTGTCACTCTGACCGCTGCGGATACTATCGTTTGGTGGGGGCCAACTAGTTCAGTGGAAACATACGAGCAAGCTAACGCACGTATACACAGAACTGGGCAAGATCAAAAGTGTACTGTTGTTCAGTTACAGGGAAGTCATGTAGAAAAGCGCGTATACGCACTACTTGATAACAAACTGGATACACACACAAAAATTATAGATCTTTACAAAGAAATACTTGCGTGAACCATAAGATAATGTCAAACTGCACTTCTCAGCAATGGAGACTATTATCATGGCTGATGCGAAAGTATCAAAACTAACTGAGGTTTACCTCAAAATAAAAACGAAGCGTGAGGAATTATCCGCTGAGTTCAAAGAAGCTGATGAAGCATTAGTTTCGCAGCAAGATAAAATCAAAGCTGCACTTCTAGATTATTTAAAAGAAAACGATGTAGACAGCGTGAAGACTGCCTGTGGCACGTTCTTCCGTTCTGTTAAGCAACGCTTTTGGACAAATGATTGGGGAAGCATGCACGAGTTTATCATAGAGCATGGTGTTCCAGAGCTTTTAGATAAACGTCTAAACCAAAAGCATGTACGTGAGTTTCTTGATGAGAACCCAGAGTTACTACCGAAAGGTTTAAACGCCGATTCGGAGTACACGCTTTCCATAAGGAAACCAAAAAAATGAGTATGGAACCCCTTGTGCCAATCGAAGATGTGGCAAAGCACTTTAGAGTGAGTCTGTCCACTGCCCGAAAGTGGGTTAAGGATGGGATCATTCCAGAGAATATGTATGTGAAAATAGGTAAGACCCACAGGTTTGCCTTATCAGAGGTATCAAGAGCATTAATGCAACGTGTCTCTGACGATGTAGGTGACAACATAGCGAGTTTTGACGATGACCTATGAGTGCTCACCGAATCAGCATACGTGGTGGGAGTTTCAGTGGATTACTGGATCAGCCTGATGGTAAGACTGAGCTACATGTGGTCATTGTTAATGCAGCGAATGTTTCAAGAGCGTTCTATGCGAGAGACTATGTGCCAAATGCTAGTTCACTACCAACGTGCTGGTCTATCAACACACAGACACCCTCACTCGATGTTCCAGACTTACAGAAACAATGTTCTAGGTGTTTGGACTGCACTCAGAACATACGTGGGTCAGGTAAGGAAGGCAGCGGTAGGGCTTGTAGGTTTTTGCAGCACTTAGCTGTGGTAGAAGAAAACACGTTAGATGTTGTCTATCGCCTACAAGTCCCATCCGCTTCAATATTTGGGAAGGCTAACAGTGGCAATAAGATGTCACTAGAAGCCTACAGTCGGTTCCTAGCGAACCACGGTACACCGTCTGTTGCGGTTGTCACTAAGATATTTTTTGACACCGCAAGTGCAATGCCAAAGTTGTGCTTTGCAGCGGTTAGAGCGTTAGAAGAAAGGGAGCTATCTATAGCTAGAAGAATGGTAGAGCACGAAGATACGTTAGCAGCGATACAGTTTACTACTAACACATCTGACAGATCGCCATTCCTTGCTACAGATGGTTTTATTTATGATTAAGGAGACCATTGATGGCTGATAATAGCTATATAATAAAAGAGGCACAGGCACTCTACCCCCGAATCGATAAGACCTATCGGTTCGACACAAAAGCAAACAAGAGCGTTCCTTGCGATGCACTGGATGACGGTTCTGCTTACGAGCTTAGTTTTGCAATAACCGAAAAGGCAGCGAAGGAGCTGTACAAATCCATGAAGGCTTACTACGACGAGAAGAAAGAGTCGGGTTGGCCTGATAAGTTTCCACTACCGTTTAAGAAAAGAGATGACGGTAACTTTGAAGGTAAGACCAAGCTGAAAGGAGCTTATGGTAAAGAGCCTACTAGACCGCCACTCCAGTTTGATTCAGCTAACACAAAACTACCAAGTGATTTCAAACTCACCACTGGCAGTGTGGTTAACGTGGCTGTCTCTTTTGTTCCATATTCTACAAGCACAGGTGCTGGTGTAAGTCTAAGGATTAACGCAGTACAAGTGTTGAAATACCAGCCGATGGCATCGACTTCACCGTTCAGTGCTACCGATGGTTATGTTGCAGAGGAAGGTAATCCATTTGCAGAAGTTGCTGATGAAGTGTCTGTTGAGGCAGAAGAGTCAGAACCTGTGGTGGAAGAACCAAAGAAAGTTGTCAAAAAGTCTGCTCCCGCACCAAAAGCAGACGACGACTTGAGTGCGATAATCGACGATTGGGACGATTAGGACACTCTAACTTGTTTTCACGGCTAGGATGTCCTCGACTATATGTCCGAAGAGGGGCGATTTTCGCAAAATTTACGCCCCCTGCCGTGATTACACTAAATTTTTGGTGCATTCATGGATACAAGAATATTTTTAAGGAGACTGTTGCCCGACGATGGCTATTACGTTTTATGGTGTTATAAGCAAGACATTAAGAGACACAAGCAAACATCTTTCACAAGCATAGATGAACTCGCAGCAACAGCAAACGAATACGATACTCAGGGGTGGGATGCCTATTTTGCCCTTGGTAGTTTTAATGAAGAGAACACACGTAAAGCTGTTGATGTAAAACGGCTGAAGTCTTTTTTTCTGGATTTAGATTGTGGGCCTAGCAAACCGCATCCCACTCAGGCAGATGCGTTACGAGACTTACAAGACTTCTGTACTAAAGTAAAACTACCAAAACCTCTTATAGTTAACTCTGGACGTGGCATACACGTTTACTGGATCTTGTCAGAATCAGTTAGTCTTCAAGACTGGAAACCTGTTGCAGAAAAATTCAAAGCTCTTTGCGCTAAACACGATTTTGAAATAGACACCGCCGTTCCTGCTGATGCTGCTAGGGTGTTACGTGTACTGAACACATACAACTACAAGCCGGAGCAACCGGCGAAAGTAGAGTTAATAGGTAAAGACGTAAAGGAAGTTAACTTTGATCACTTTGCGAGTCTGGTTGGATATGACTCGATAACAGTTCCCACTAAGAGAGAACAACAAAGTAGCGATGCGTTCGCAGACTTGATTGCTAAGACAAAAGAAAACAGCTTCAAAGACATATTACTTAAAACTGGCAAAGGTGAAGGCTGCGAACAGCTACGCCAGATAATGGTAAATCAGGAGAGCACCTCTGAGCCTCTGTGGAGAGCGGGATTATCAATAGCTAAATTCTGTATTGATGGCGAAAAAGCCTCTCACAAACTATCAGAGAAGCACCCTGAGTATGCTGCTGAGTTAACGCAGGAAAAGACGGACTTAATAAAAGGTCCGTATCGATGCGCTACCTTTGATGAAACAAATCCTAATGTTTGCCCCGACTGCCCTCACTGGGGCAAGATAAAATCACCTATTGTCATAGGCAGACGGTATGCACGTACCAGCGATAAGATAATTCCTGCAACAGACGTGCCAGACCCAGACCAAGAAACAACGATTTCTACACCTGTTGTAGAAACTGGTTCAGTAAACATTAGCTCAGAAGACGTTATACCGTTGTTCCCACGTCCATATTTTCGCGGATCTAACGGTGGAGTGTTCTATAGAGAGGTAGGAGCAGACGGTGAGATTGACGAAAGCATGGTCTACCACAATGATATCTACGTAACCAAAAGATTGAATGACGTAGAGGTTGGAGAGTCAGCAGTCATACGTTTGTTCTTACCCAAAGATGGATTACGAGAGTTTACCGTGCCACTTACAGCGATCACTTCACGCGAAGAGTTCCGTAAGAACATGAGTATGCACGGTGTTGTCGCTAATAGGATGGAGGACTTAATGAAATATATTACTACATGGATAAACGAGTTACAGGCTAGTTCCGTAGCAGATACGGCGCATAGACAGTTTGGCTGGGTAGACGAAGAGTGTAAGGCGTTTGTAGTTGGTAGCAAAGAGATAAGGGCTGATGATATATCTCACAACCCGCCTACTAGCCCAACGGCTGCGGTCATACCGTATCTGCAACCAAAAGGGACGATAGAGGGTTGGAAAAATATGGCTAACTTCTATACCACTAAGTCTGGTATGGAGATGCACCAGTACATAGTGTGCACTGCGTTTGGATCTCCTCTGATGGAGTTCCTACCTCAACACTGTAGTACGTTACACCTGTGGAGTAATGGTAGTGGTTTCGGTAAAACATCTGCCATGCGTGTAGCTGCGAATGTCTGGGGTGAAGACAAAGCCATGATGCTGGACTTCAGCGACACAAACGCCATGAAGATGAACCGTGGTGAGGTGCTACATAACCTACCGTTCTACATAGACGAGCTTACGAACCCCAAAGGCGAATTGCTAAGTGACTTAGCGTATCAACTTTCTGGTGGTCAGCAGCGTGGTCGTATGAGTCAGGGTTCAAACATAGAACGATCAAGGGGCAGGCCGTGGCAACTATTGTGTGTTACCACAGGTAACAGCAGCGTCATAGAAAAGATATCGCTCAAGAAAGGTTTTCCGAAAGCAGAAGCACAGAGGATTATGGAATGCAGAGCTAAAAGGGTCTTTACAGAAGTTGGTGAGAAGGAACTGACTGATGCGTTTGAAGAACAGATAAACCAGCATGTCGGGCATGTTGGAGAGATGTACATACAACACGTTATTAAGAACCTAGAGAGTGTAAAGAAACTGGTTCGGGACGTACAAGGACGAGCAGACCGTGCAGCAGACCTGTCTTCTGAGAATCGTTTTTGGTCAGCAGGGGTAGCTTGCACTATAACTGGGGGGATCATAGCTTCAAAACTAGGGCTGATAGATTACGACATGGAAGCCTTGTTTGATTGGGCTGTCGAGCTACTTACTACAAACAAAAAATCAGTTAGTGATATGGGTGTATCTGTCGAGCAGACCTTGAACGACTACATCATGGAGCACTATGGAAACGTGTTGTGGATCAAAAGCACGGATGATCTGCGTAAACAGGACACAGCGAACGGTCTAGACTCATTGGTTGTGCCTGACGTTGTGCCTAGAGTTAAGTTTGTTGCGAGATACGAGACAGACTTAAAGAAAGCCTACTTGTTGCCCAAGCCACTGAAGCAGTGGTGTGGGGAGCAGCAGATAAACTACACAGGGTTTGTTGAGGATCTAATCAGTAAGCTGGGCGCGAAGCGTGTGAAGATGCGTCTGAGCAAAGGCACAATGATGAACTTGCCACCCACCAACGTGATAGCTGTTAACTGTGCAGTTGGAGATGCACACGAAGATAATTTGTTAGAGGAGTAAAGGTGAACGACATATTTTATAGGGCAATTCGTGCTTCACAGAATTATGAAAACAGAAACAAGACGAAGTTACTACATCGTATAGGTTGTCTTCAAAAAGAAGAACCTTCTAAGAGAAAACAGGTAGACCTCAACCTAGTGCGACTTGTGTTTGAGCTACATGATAAGGGTATAAGACGTTGTGACATAGCTGTACAGCTTGGTGTTTCTCCATCATACGTAACTAACTCCCTCAAAAGGTTCAAAAGAGAGGGGGAAAATATAGTCAGAATAGCGAGAAAACACGGATACTAGTTTATGGGTGTCTTAAAGGTTGATGACCTTCATCCTGACGGAATACGCATAGTTGTGGATTGGGCAACCATGTCAGTGGGTAGCTCTGTGTTCGTACCTTGCATAAACACACAGGCTGCATCCAAACAAATCAAAAGTGTATTCACCGAATCTGGATGGGAGCACCAGATAAAAGTTACCATAGAAGATGGTAAATTAGGGGTTCGCGTCTGGAGAATGTTGTGATACCCTTCGCGGATTCAGAGTGGTGGTCTCCCTACTAACTTTGGAATTTCCCACCGCGCTTTGCAGCTATGGTAGGAAGCAGCCCCTCACTGTGGCAACCCTTACGTCACGGTGAGGGGTTTTTTAGAAGAAGCCTTCCGAATATTCTTGTCTATTCTGCCGTAACGCTCGTTGCATATACGGAGATATATTTATGCCGTTATGCTGGGTTATAGATGACTCTTGGTGTTGAGCCATTGATCTGTTTATCGTATCTGGGTCTATCTTTGCACCGGGGTGTCTCTTGCTAAACTCTATCATCTCTTTACGTACTTTCTTTGCTTCGTCGTAATCGCCGAATCGTTTAGCCACATAGTACCTACGAAGTAGCTTTGTGCGTGTTCTGTTAGCCTCACTGTCTATACGTTTTAGATTACTGTTTATCTCTTGCCTGTATGTGTATTCGGTGGGGGCAAACCCAAGCAACTGACCTAACAGTTCTCCTGTTGTTATGTCATCGTATACAGGATCACCACGTCTGGTAAGAATACCTTCATCTCTTGGGTAACGTACAATAGCCCTGTATGCGTTACGCACTGCACCGGGCAACATGCTCTCTACACCTCTTTCAAAATCACCGTCTTGTAACTCTTGTGCACCTTTCAAGAATCTGGAACCCACACTCCAAGCAGGGCCACCCAGATAGAACATAAATGTTTCTTCTGGAGATGGGTCATTGTTGAACCTATTTGACTGTAC